ACAAGCCGAAGTTAACGCTCGGGTTGCGCAAGGTCAAACTTTGACTGATGCAATTAACGCATCAGCGGCTAAGACACAGACGCAGCTTACAGGCATAAGTCAAACTCTTGCAGACCAACAAGCCGCTAGTGCCAAACAACGAGCTAATGATTTAGCCGCTGCCGCCGCTCAACGAAGCCAAGACCAAGCCGCCGCTGCCGCCGCTGCAGAAGCACAACGTCAAGCAGGTATAAAAGCCGCCGCTGCCGCAGCTCGCAGTGCAAGTATTAACCAAGGAGCTGTACAAGCGGGGAATGTACTTAGCGACCTTAAACAACAAGCCGCAGCTATGGCAGCCAAGCCGGTTACCCAAGATGTAGTACAGGCAGGCCCAGATTTCGATTTTTCACAACCGTTAAACGTGGGGCTTTTTGGTGGGTACGCTCAACAACAAAAAACTAACCAGACCCAACCGGGTACAGTTAAAATCAATGCAGGCGGCTACTTAGACGACCTGTTTAACGCAATACGCTAAGGAACTATTATGTGGACATGGGATGATGCCGGTAACGCTACGTGGGATGCTTCTGCTACAGACCCGACGTTTAACATAGACGACTACATTCAAAGCGTAGCTGCGGCGGGGGGCACTGGCGTAGCCAAACAGTATGACCCTGCAAATTACCCAACAGAAACTGAGATTAAAAACGCTATTGAAACTGGCACTTCTAACAATTCTTTTTTGAGCGATGTTATTAGCAATCTCGGTAATAGCGCCAAAGGTTTTTTGTCTAAATACTTGGTAGATTCTAATGGCAAAGTAAATTTAGGCGGTTTAGGTACCGCTGCCGCTGCGCTGTCCATGCTGAATGGTGGCAACAAAACCATTACCAACGGCGGCTACAATAAGCCAATCCCCAAGTACGATGCCGTTCGTCAGCAAGTTGCCAATGTGGACCCTAATCGCCGTCCGGGCTCCTCAGGTCTGCAATACTTTACCAATCAACAATACGTTACACAGGGGGATGCTGGCGCACTAGCCGCAGCTCAAGCAGCCTCAGACGCACAAAAGCAAGGTATCTTAGCTGCTCGACCAGTAGCCCCTGTTCCCGCGCCCAACCCTTACGAAGGTAAGTTAAATACTGCGGCGCTAACAACAACTGCCATCAACCCAACTGTTTCTGCAGCTCCAACAAATCAAATGTCGTCTGCACAACCACTTCCCGTGCCGCAAGCACAGCTAACTGGAGGTCTCAAAATGGCTCAAGGTGGACTTACTTCGTTTGCTGAAGGTGGCTCTAACTATTTGCAAGGGTCTACCGATGGTATGGCAGACAAACTTAACACTTCTATTGACGACAAACAAGCGGCTAAGCTTAGCCATGGTGAGTTTGTAATTCCGGCGGACGTTGTATCTCATCTTGGCAACGGTAATTCTGATGCAGGAGCCCAGCGGTTGTATGACATGATGGCCAAGATTCGTAAAGCCCGTACTGGTAACCCCGAGCAAGGCAAGCGTATTGACCCCAACAAGTTTATGCCCGGGGGCTTGGCTCAGTACGCCAACGGAGGTGCCGTAGCTTTTGTTGATGGAGGACTTACGGTCGGTACCGGGGCCAATACCAGTGCTGCTACCGCTAACACCGCCAACGCTAATACAGCGGCTGTAACCCCAGCTTCAACATCCACACAGAGCGCACTGTCTCCATACGCAGGAGAATATGTAACTAATTATCTAGGCAAAGGCGAAGCGCTGGCTAACCAACCGTACCAAGCGTACCAAGGCCCTTTGACCGCTGGTACCTCCGATTTACAAAACCAAGCCTTTGCGGGCGCTAGTCAACTAGCAGGCACTGGGTACAGCCCAACTCAATTTACCACAAGTACGTTTGATACCAATGCTGCTAACCAATACATGAACCCGTACTTGCAGGCTTCGCTCGATCCGCAGTTAAAAGAACTGCAACGGCAGTCACAAATTAACAACATGACCAATGCGGGTAAGTTAACGCAAGCTGGCGCATACGGCGGCAGCCGACAAGCTATTCTTACTGGGGAAGAAAACCGTAATTTATTAGACAAGTCACAAGGTCTAATTGGCCAAGGCTACAACACGGCATACAACAATGCCATGAATCAATTTAATGCAGATCAGAACCGTGGGCTAACTGCACAGCAAAATACAGAGGCGTCTCGTCAATACGGTACTAATGAAACCCTGCAAGCCAATCAAAACTTGGCACAGTTAGGCAACCAACAACGAGATATCACCCAGCAAGGCATCGCCGCTGACAAAGCGCAGTTTGAAGAACAGCGTGATAACCCTTACAAAATGGTGCAATATCAAAAAGACTTGCTTACAGGTTTACCAATTACCACGAATACTAATTCGACTAACACCACAGATTACGCTAACTTAGTAGGAAGTATTAGCGACTTAAAAGGGCTATATAACAACTTGTCTAACCTTGCTGTTACGCCTTCAAAATAAGGAACTATCATGACTATGAATCTGATTCAACAACAAAGTGCTGCTAAGGATTTGCCCTTACAGTACTTACAGCAAGCGGTAAATGGCCAGAACCCTAACTTGACTCCTTGGATTGCCACGGCAGAACTGCAACGCCGTACGTCTATGGATCAACACATGCAAAAAAACCAAGGCCCTATGCCGACGGTTAAAGACCAAGTTGAACAAAAAGCGGGGCTTATGGCCACGCAAGCCGCCCAACAAGCGCAAGCTATGCAAGCCCAGCAGAGCGCACCGCCTCAAAGCCCAATACCCGTTGGTATTCCACAACCTCAAACCCAACCTGAACCGCCAGTAATGGCTGCGCATGGTGGGCTCATGAACGCTCGCACAAACTTGCAGTTTGCCAAAGGCGGTATTCTTGGGTTTGATGGTGAGGACGACAGCTATGTTGACCCCGCCACTGGGGTAGCTTTACAAAACACTTCGCCAAACACTGATGACATGACTTTGCGTGAGCGCATAACTCGAGGGCTTGGGTTTCCTGAAGAGGCTGCACACCAAAAAGCCAACCGTAAAGCTAACGAAGCTATAGAAGCCAGAACTAATGGAGCACCCGCACCTCAAGCCCCAGCAGCGGCCCGCGCAGATGACCGCGCTCCACGTCCGTCCTTAAAAAATCAAGGCATTAAAGCCGCGCTTACTCCGCCTGCCCCTGCAGCACCGCAAAACCTTGGCATTAAACCCGCTCCCGTTGCTCCTGCGCCTAATCCGACAGACCCTATGTTGCAGAAAGCAACTTCGTTTATTAACGAGCAAACAGCTGCGCCTACCCCTCAAGATGCTATTGCTCAGCAACAAACTTATGCTAAAGCGTTTGGTACAAATCAACCTATTGGTATAGAAGAACGCGCCATGCTAGCTAAGCAGCAAGCAGATTATGACAAGTATGCAGAGCGCGATCCTGATCGTGCGTTTGCCGCATATGCCGCAGGGTTAAAAGGAACCCCCGGAAGTGGTAACCAAGCTTACGAGCAAGCAAGAACTAATCAGTATGCTGAGCAACAAGCAATAAATCAAAACCAACTTAAGGACATTGGGGCGCTTAATGCTGCACAACGTGCAGCTAACGAAAAACAACAAACCGCAGCTGAAGGTATTGGCGCTGCCGCTACTTTGGCCGCTGCCGCTAAAAACTCGGATCAAGCCAAATTGGCTGGTCAAATTTGGGATTCGCAACAACAAGTATTGGCAAGTCGCTACAACACTGACAAGACTGCGGAGACCCAAATTAAGGTGCACCAGATGGCGCTGGCCATGTCGCAAAATCAATTTAACGAACGCATGCGAATGGACAACTACGCGCAATTGAACCAACAAGCAGCACAGCTTACTCGTGATGAGATGGACGCATCAAATGCGTTGAAGACACTAGTAGGAAACCCATCAGCAGCTGTGATGTTGGGCAAAGATTCTGTAGCGCAAGCACAAACATACCTTAATGAAATTCGTAAGCAAAAAGCAATTGTGATGCAGGGTATGCAAGCTATGAGTGCTACAGGCGCTAAGTCTCCTGCTACCGCAAATGCTGTTGCGCCCGCTGCGCCTACAATGGCCCCTCCACCACCCGGAGCTGTTAGGTTAGTTAAATAAGGGGTAAGTAATGCCGACGTATCATGTTGATGTAGGGAACCAGACATACGAAGTTGATGCTCCTGACCCAAACACAGCATGGGCGTGGGCAAACCACACCGCGCAAAGTGCTCCAGCCCCCGCGCCTAAACCGCCAGAGGCGGGGTTCTTGGAAACCGTTGGTGCCAACTTAGCAGGCGGGTTTGGTAGCCAGCTTTTAGGCGCTGGCGCTGCCGCCGCAGATTACACTGGTGCCTCAGATACAGCCAAGTACTTGGACGAGAAACGCAAAGCGGTTGAAGAGTTCCAGCAACGTCACGGTGGCGACACTACTACTGGACGGATTGCAGCGGGTGTAGGTAGCATGGCTCCAGCGCTTGCCGAAGTTGCAGCCGCGCCGTTTACAGGAGGTTCTAGCCTTGTTGGTTTGGTAGCCAACGCTGGCTTGTTTGCAATCCCCGGTTTCCGTGATACCTACAAAGCCCAAACTGATGCGGGCGCAAGCCCTACGGTAGCTGCGGAGCATGCACTAGCTGATGCGGGACTGATGATGGTCGGCGGAAAACTGGTATCTGCGGGTGGCAAAGCCCTGCCTACGTCTTTACAAGCAGGCGAAAAACTGTTACCTCAAGTAGCAAGCGCCGCTGGAGAAGGCGCAGCATTTACCGCTGCCAACACCGCCATCAATAAAGGCATTGACGTAGCCAACAACCGCGATACAGATGCCTCATACTTTGACCCGCGTGGTATGGCAGAGAGCGCCGCTTCATTCGGTATCTTACGCGCAGGCCACCATGCGCTCACTGCGCCCCAAAGAGCTGCAGCTGCGCAAGCTAAGGCCCAAGCTGATGCGGACGAAGCCGCTAAGAATGCTCCACCAGCGCCAGAAACCCCTCCTGCGGTACCTGAAACCCCCGCTGTTGAGCCCGCAGTAACCCCAGCCCTAGGAAGCCGCGAAGAACTTACACAACGCATAGCTACTCTAGATGCTCGGCCAAACTCTAAAGCCCGCAACTCCGCTCGCAAACGAGCTCGAGAAGCTTTGGCTGCATTGGATGCCCAAGAAACTCCTGCTGCCGAACCTGCTGCGTTTGCACCAGAAACCAATGAGGATATAAGCGCACGTCTAAACGAGACCCCACCGGAGATACAAGATGCAAACACTCAACCGCCTGAAGTTCAGCCAACCGTTAGAGCCCGAGGACGTAAGCGAAGCGTGGCAGTACCTGTTCAACCTACCGAACCTACTGGAGCAGCGGAAGGAGCCGCCACCCCCACCGGAGCACCTGAAGAGCCTAGCGGACAGCGATTGGTTTCTGCTGAACAACCTGCTAATGCAGGAAATGCACCTGAAATCGCACAGCCCAGTGCATTAGCAGAGTTACCTTCCCTACCACCTCCACCGGTACATCCTGATGAATTACTCAAGCCTAAAACGCCAGTTAGTGAAACACCTGCTACCCCTGCCGCTCCCGTTGAGCCTAAAGCTACCACTCCTGCGACGGCTGCTCCGGTAACACCCAAGCCTTTACCCAAACCCCCTGAGGTAACTGAGGCTACCCGCGCTACTGCAACTGCGGAAGTGCCAAAAGTTGTTGAGACCGTTGCTGCGGAGGGTGAGACTCCTGAAGAGAAATCCAAGCGTGAGCTCCAGCTTGAAGCTGACCGGCAAGCGCGCAGTGCCGCACTAAAAGCCCAACGTGAAGCGCAGCTCGACGTTACTAGGGATGAGGTCGCTAAAGCAGTCCGTGAAACTCCTGATGAGCCGCTCAAACCCGAGCACGCAGACGCCATTGACGAGATAGACGCCAAGCTCAACTTGTACGATACCTCAGACGAAGTCGTAAAAGCTCAACGCGCCGCTGCCTACATTGATACGGTTGCTAAAAACCCGCTGGCCCCCATGGCTGTGCGGCAGTATGCCCAGCACATTGTGGATTCGCAGTTAGACCCCAAAGACGTCGAGGCGGGCCGTAAAAAAGCGGGTGAGAAAGGGGTACTATATTCGACGGAGAATGCAGAAGACCGCCCCTTGCCTGATGATGTGATCGCGCATATTCGTGCACGTTCCGCACCCAATGCCATTGACGCGCTAGCAAAAACTTTGGAAAAAGGCTCTGTGGAATATGCCGTAGCGCAACGTGTGTGGAAGCTGCTGGGCAACACCGACATCAAAATTGTTGACAACCTCAAGGGTGACGAAGGGCAAGATGTACGGGGGCTATCTACAGCTGACGGTGACTTAATTCGGTTAGACAGCAAGCGTGGCCTGAATGTAGAAACGCTACTGCATGAGGCAGTGCACGCAGCCTCTGAACACATATTGCGGCAAGACCCTAAAGAATGGACTCCACAGCAGGCTGCTGCAGTAGACGAGCTTAAAGCTATTTGGGAAGCCGCCAAGCGGGACAAATCCATTGAGATGAGCGAGCACGCTCGGGACAAGTTGTCTGAGTTTGTTACCGAAGCCATGACTAACAAAGACTTGCAGGAGCACTTGCAGGCTAAACCTTGGCAGATGAAGAACGCATGGGACTGGTTCAAGCGTGGCATGCTGAAGATGCTCGGCGTTGAGCACCCCAAAGTCATGCAAGACAGCATCATTGCTGCTATGGACACACTGTTCAAAGCCCCGCCAGAGTACACAAAAAGCGCCGCTGGAATGTTTGACAAAGCCGCTTTAGACGCGGTCAGTACAACAGGCCGAAAGTCTAGATACAAAACAATAGAGATGGCTATTGACGACTTTCTTGCTTTGGCTGACCGCATACCTCCAGAGGCAGCCAGTACTGTAAAGGCTGATGGGGTACGTGAGCTTATGCGCAGCGGTACAAAGTTTTCATCAATACCTTACCTATACGTATCTGCTGACGGTGATACGCTTAAAGCTATAGGGCATGAAGGTAGGAATCGAGCAGCCGCGCTTAAAGCCGCTGGGTTCGAGACAATGCCGGTAGAGTTGCGTGATACTAAAACTTACCGCTGGTCAGAACAGGCTGACCCAGATAACTTTGACTACCATGAAACATGGCCGACCCGTATTGAAGCTCAAGAGGATGCGCTTAATCCAAAGTTTTCAATACCCATGCCGTTTACACGGGAGGAATCTCCTAAAAATTATGTAAACCCTACAGAGTCAATACCCATGGCTACTACTGCCAAAAAGGCAGCGCCTGTGGCTGCGCCCAAAGGGCCCGGTACTCCCGGCCCAACTATTTCGGAACGTGCCAAAAATCTAACGCCTCCTCCTACAGGGGTTAAGGCCGCCATCACTGGAACTGTGCAAGGCGCGAAGAAAGCGCTATCTGCCCCAATAGGTATTGATTTAGTTGACAAAGTCCGTACCCAACTGGTAGACAAGTATGCTGCGGTAACCCAGCGTCTGGCCCAAAAGTACAGCCAAGGTGTCCGTGATGCCGCAGGGAAAGTCAATGCTGTTACCGTGGCGCGTCAGTCGGAAGACCTTAGCCGCATGCTACCTATGTTCTTTTCGGAAGGTGGGGCTCAAATTAATTCTTTAGGGCTTATAGAAACCTTTAAGTTAAAGGACAAAAATGGTAAGGAAGTTTCCCTTGACGCCGTGTACAAAGACTTAATACCTGCATACGCCAAGGCTAAAGGTCTAGACTTTGAGACCGCCAATGCAGAGGCCAGCACAATCTTGGAAGGTATGCGTGTAGCTGAACTTGTCAAAGGCAATGCTACTGGGCAAAACGACGCTCTCATTCACTGGCGTGATTCCAACAATCAAATTGACACTGTGCGTATAGCCGAAGCTGTGCGTGAGTACAACGCCTCTCCTGAACTAAAAGAGATGAGCCACGTTATGGATACGATGCGGCTTGACTTGTTAAGCAAGCTAGAAGCTTCAGGGCGACTAACCGCGCAAGACGCAAAGTTTTATAGCGAAGCCCTGCATTACGTACCGTTTGACCGTCTTAATACTTTTGATGAGAAGTTTACTAGTCGCAAACGGTTGTCAGGTAATGGCATTGCACAAATGCGAGACGTACCAAAACTTATAGGTTCAGAAGTGCGGCCTGTAGGAAACGTCTTTGAAAACTACAGCAAGACCATGGCGTGGCTGTTGCAATCTTACGCTAAACAAAATGCCTCTACCGAACTAATTAAAGCCATGGAGAGTGTTGGCGCAGCTAAAAAGCTTCCCGGAACTATACCAAGCAAGACTGGGTTTGAAGTGCCGATCTTTGAGCAAGGTGGCAAAGTTCGTTATGAAGTTCCCAGCGAGTATGACCAAGCTGCTTTTGTGGATACCCCACGGCAGATACCTGCCTACGTACGGTTCTTGAGTGGACCCTCTAAGCTGCTACGCTTGTTAGTTACCGCTAACCCCGCCTTTGCATTAAGTCAGGTTGTGCAAGATACGCAGGGTGCGCTACTAACTTCTGGAGTTAAGAGCCCCGCAGGGTTTACAACCGCTGCGTTTGGCAACTTTGCCAAGCTGACATGGCATGAAATGAAGGGTTTAGCGGCAGACTGGTCAGGTAAAGCTTACGCTGAACATCCATTTGAGACTGAGTTTGGACGCACTGGTTTGGCTGGGGATGTAGATTATTCTGCACCTGCACCAGCTACCGAAATCATGTACCGTCTGGGGGTGCGTCAACGGTCTGCGGTGGGGGCGCTTATCCACCGTCTGGAACGCATTACGCATAATTCTGACTTGGCGGTTCGTAAGGCTGTGTATGACTACACCTTGAAAGAAACCACGTCAGCTGCGTATCCTTTGGGAGACACTTTGCTGGCCAACACTCGGGCACGTGAGCTTATCAACTTCCACCGCCGGGGAACTAGCGGCACCATGCAGGATTTAATTACCACGGTTCCGTTCTTAAATGCAACTGCACAGAGTATGGATATTTTGTATCGCAATTTTGCGGGCAAAGACAGCACTATGGGCATTGAGGCATCCGCCGCACGTAAGCAGTTTCTTACCCATCTGACCATCTATGCAGGGGCTGCAATGGCCTATGCCATGGCCAAGGCCGGAGACGAAGAGTATGAAAACCTAGATCGTCGCACACGAGACAACAACTGGATTCTCGGAGGGGGCGTTAAGATTGCGATTCGTGGAGACATATCCGCAATTAAAGTGGCTATTGAAAACGCTGTTGGATACTACCGCCGTCAAGGTACTCCTGAAGAACAGCTAGCTTCTGAGATGGTGCTAACCACTCTGCAATACGCACGGGAACAATACGTGGGCCGTATCAACATCATACCAACGGCCATTCGTCCGGTGGTTGAAAATATGTTTAATTACTCCACGCTAACTGGGCGTCCGTTAGAGGGTACCTACCAGCAGCTGATGTTGCCCCATGAGCGTACGAGTAAGGGTACTTCCGAGCTGTCCAAATCAATAGCTGAATACTTGTCAACTGCGGGCATAGAAGTTTCTCCTATTAAAATTGACAACGCAGTCAAGGGCTACTTTGGTACTAGCGCTGCGGCTACCATGATGCTTACGGATGCCATGTTGCACCCTGATGCTGTGGACCGCCCGATGAGCAAGTGGATAGGTATTAGCGGGTTTATGTACGATACCTCTAATCTGACTAACCCTAAAGATGAGTTTTACGACCTGCGGGCCAAAGTCATGCCGGTACAAAAAACATTGCAAGACATATCTAAAACTGATGTCAACAAAGCTTTTGAGTTTGCCCAAGACCATGCGGAAGAACTAGCGCTATCCAAAAGCGTAATGCACACACTGGAGTCTCTGTCGAAGCTACGTAAATACCGCAACTGGCTCAATGGCCCTGATGCCGAACGTGCGCTAAGTAAAGAAGACCGTACTGAGCAGATGAACAAGATTCAAGACATGGAAAATCAAAGTACGGCATGGGTACGGGCAGCTAAAACCCAAGTACACGATACCTTTAAGCAAGCCGCCAAACCCTAACTCCATAGCGCCCGTATTCACAGCGGGCGTGTAAATCAAAAGTGTAGGTCAAGTCTTTGTAGGTTGCTTTAAGCACTTCCTTGGCTTGTTTAGGCGTAGCCGTCGTTGGTATAAAAAACGAACTGCCCGGCTCCAGCTTGCGCCAGTCAAGGAAGTAGTCCACCCCGCAAAGGGTGAAGGTATCAGGGGCCAGTGGGGGCAAACTGCGCGGCATCTATGCCCAGTGCTTTAGCATCAAAAACGTAGCAGCGAGTAAGAATACCCGCCATGCCTCCCAACGCACCTGCACCAATACGTACTGGGTGGGACTTGCCATCGTGCTTCATAAACCCTGCAGCGTGCAGCCGAATCAGCGCGTCCTTGACATCAACCTGCTTCTCCACAAAGTACTTACGGAACTCGCCTACGGGGATTACTAGCTCTTGGATGTCGGGGTAATACCGTAAGCGTAGCGGGCCAGTGGGGGTAACGCTGGGAACCTCTGGGGCTCCGCTCTTGCTGACGCTATTGGCTACCAGTGCATTGCGCACGTTTTCGTTTAGGAAGCCAGCCAGCGATTCCTGTGCCACTTGGTCAGCGTCGCCAGCAGTGGAACGAATGGTAGCGCGGTTGGACTCAATAACTTCTAGCAGGTATTTGTAAATGCGGGGCACATCAATGTTGTGCAAACCAAGCTTTCGGGAAATAACAGCAGCGGCAATAATACAAGCACCAAGGCACGAATAGAAACGGTCTACGGTGGTTAAGTTCAAATCCTTGTCAATCTGAGCCTGTATCTGCTTTAACAGCGCCACGACTTTAGCTTTGTTCTTAAGTACATAGTCAATGAACACTGGCCCTGCTACCCCGTAGTTGTGTTCTAGTTTGCTAAAGATAGCATCAATCTCTTCCTTGGACGCCCCAGTAAAACGGGGCACCGACATCTCCAGAATCCTATTTAGCTCTCCGTTGGCCGTGGCCTTAAGCTGCAGCAGCTTGTCTACCACCGAGGCATTACCCGAAGATAAAGTTATGTTGCACCACATAACGTAGTTGATACGCAGCGTATTAGACTGAGACTCCATGCGGTCCTTGCCCTTACCGCCAGTGCATGCATATGCCATTGCTGATAGCTCAAACGGCTTCTCGTTGGTTATCTCGTCCATGGTATTGACGATAGACTTCAGCATGCCCAGCTTATGTATCTTGGCTGCATGGGTATCGTCAGGCTTGTTCAACAGTTTCTCAGGGTGCCCAAAGACTGAGTTGGCCATCATCTGCGCCGTTGACTTGCCAGAGCCCGAACCATTGTGCTTTAGATGAACTAACGCGCCCTTAACCGAAGTCCCGCCGATAAGCGCCAGCAACGGAGAAGCAAACCCGCAGAACATAGCAACAGCGTGCGGCTCAAGTCCGGGCTGGTTGTAGAAATCAGCGATTGATGTCCACTCTTTGAGTGAGCCCATGGGCTTAAAGTACGCAGCCATTTGGCGTGTTGCACTAGCGGGGGGTGCGAGTTTGGGGCCCTTGGATGTGTACTCAACCTCACCAACTACAAACCCGTCTCCGGTTGGTTCACCTTCGGTGTCGGACGCAATCCAGCCCATTTGGTTTCGAGTTTTGTTGGCGGCTACTTGGCTCTGCAATTTGCGAATAGAGGATGCGAAATATGCCATGATTAAATCCAGTGTTTTGCCGTAAGCAACGACCCCATTTCTAATAAGAAGTTCCCGTAGCTTGTCGGTGGCAAACAAACTGGACACAGGGCTAAAGAACCGACGTACGCCATCGCGGGGCAGGTGCAGGTTAATACCAACCATCTCACCGTCGCCACCACCAAACTCATCGTGGTCAAAAAACCGTTCTGTTATGTACAGGTCTTGCCGGTAGATTTCAACCGCGTCTTCGTTACCGTCAGCATCCTGCTTCTTAAGAAACACTCCGCCCTTGGCCCCACGAAAGTATGGGAAAGGGTATTCTGGAATCCGCATAGTGACTGCGGGTGAGGTGTCGTCTTCAGGCTTTTCAATCAAGTACGCGCCGTCTACGACTTCAGCCTCCTCAGTGTACTTACCAAGACTAATGGGTGATACGCCTTTAAATGCGCAGCCTTTGCACAGGTCACCGTTGTTGTCCCGATACCACTCGCAGGTGTAAGGCCCTTTGGTCTCCGCAGCCTTAGCTTCGGTTGCTTCAGGTGTATAGCCGGGGTGCCCTTTGGATAGGCGATGAATGGCGGTAGCCCCATCCTCGCACCGATACGCAACGGACAGTGCTGCGCGCCAAAGTGGCTCCTCAAGGGTAGTTGCGTTCTCGACAGCATGCTTTATCTGTGCGCAACCTTCGCCCTTCTGACTCTTGATAACTATAAACTTAAACTTAGTCTTAGGGTATTCCCCGCCCGCAAGCTCAGCGGTTACATTGTCTTGACCAAACGCCCGTGCCGCAGACAAATCAATTGGTGCAGCGGGCAGCATAGCCACGAAGTCATCTAGCGCAGTAGGGAGCCCAGACAACACGATCTGAACCGGACGGCTGCCGCCGTCTTTGAAATTTGAAGTGCCGGGTATGCGTAGGATACGCGCGGCGTCCGCAGTTACCGCTGGGTCGGCGTGTAGGTTGTGCTGTGTACACAATCGTTTAAGAGATTTGGCATGGACTACCCATACATTCACAGGAACGTCTTCAGTAAGGGGCCAGTACACATGCAGACCGCCGCCAGAGTTAACAACGGTAGGTTCAGGAAGTTTGGTAGTGAGTACAAAGCTCTTTAGAGCTTGCGCAGCGGCGCTTTGATCGGCATAGGGTTTACCCATACCACAATCCAAGTCAAGAAAGAACGCCCGCAAGAGAGCTGCATTCTCGACTTTACGACTAGAGCTATCGTTAAAAGTAGCCAGTCCAAAGTAAGCATCTACTCCTGACCCGACCAAACCTGTGCCTACAGCCTCGACATCATCAACCGTTGCATGGAAGTTCTGTTTTACCAGTCCATTCCGAATACCCACCGTGCAGTACATACCTTGTGTGGGCAGTACCGATGATAAAAAATCAGTCATATAGCTTCACGGTGTAGCTAAAAAGAAAGAGGCGACAGGTCTCCCTGCCGCCCCGCCGGGTAAAATCACTTAAGCTTGCTTAGCTCTTTAATGATTTCTGGTATGCGAGCGTACTGTGGCCCCCGAGGTTCTGTAGCTCCGACCAACCAGTTGTACACCGTGGCCCTAGTCACGCCAAACATTTCAGCTACCACCGCAATGGGAACTTCATGTGCAACGCAAGTCTGAGATAGCGAACGAACAGCGGGCTTTAAGCACCACTGCACGTCACGTATACGGCGTACAAAAGAGGAGCTATAGCCCCGAGTGCCAACTAGCATTACTCGTCCACCGACCAATCGCTAAGGATGTCAGCCACGTTCTTAGGCGCAGGCGCAGCAGGCTTAGCTGAACTACGCTTCACCGGTTCTACGGCTGCTACAGGCTCTATCGTTTCCGCTGTGGCTTTGCTGGCTTCAGAGAATTGAGGAGCGGGTGACGCAAACGTAGCGGGTAATGCAAGTGTATTGGAGTTGTCTTTGCCAGCCACCATCTTAAACTCAACGGCTTGCTTAGCTTCGTCCGACTCGCCTTGTGCTTTAGCGGCTTCCCACTCAGGGCGAGTCAGCGGACGAACCGCGCGGAACTTCAGCACAGGCACAGCTTCAGCTGTATCAAACCGAGCCTCGGTAACAACGCCGGTGATTGGAATGCCATGGCCGCCTAAGAACTTGCTATACGCTTGCAGGGGCATCTTCTCTCCGTCAGCACGACCAAAGTACGACTTAGCTGGAACCTGCAGACGGTAGATGTTGCCGCTGATGTCATTCTCCAATGCCACTGCGATACGCTTGTTGTAGCGGCATGCGCGAGACTTACCATCGCCAGAGCCCTCAATGTTCTGCTTGCAGGTAGCGCAGGTAGAGCTTTGCGGATTTAGCACTTCGGTGTTGGGCACCAAGCCTTCAGCAGACCAGCAGCTAGGCTTTATATCTTTACCCTCTTCGTACTTGCCTTCATAGAAGGTGCGAGATACGCCCTTGCTGGTAGCCAGCACAACAAAGTTCATGGCGCGGTCTTCGTTCTTAGAGACTTCCTCGCCGCCAACAATCATGCGCCACACGCCGCCTTTGATAGAGATTTGCTTACCGCCGGAACTGCCAGCAAGTTCTTTAGTTGTGGCATCTGCGGTATCGCGCAGCCAGTCGGGGATTACGGAGCCAGATTTAAAAAGAGTCATATTGCTCATGGGGATTCCTATAGATTACTTGGTTGAACGACGAACAGTGATTGAGTACTTGGACTCTACATTAACGCCCTTGGGTAGAAGGTCTGGGTTGTTCTCAAGAAACTCCCTAAAATTGCCTTGGGCAATTCGGCGTTCCAAAAGTTCAGGCACCTTATTATCAAGAACGAACTCGTACATACTTTCCCAGTCACTGGTCCAGTATCGGGTCTTGACAGACCGTGTAAATGAGCCAGCAGCGGTCTTGCCGCCTTCTTGGCCAGTAGTTTTGCAGATAGCCAGTAGCTCTTGCTCAATCGCTTCGAGCTGGTCATCCAGCGTTTTGATGGCATCTTCCATCTCTTTTGTTTTTGCTGCCTTGGCGTCACGTATCTTGACGTACACCGAGACTAGCTTTTCAGCATCCATAGGTTTCTCCAGTTGACTTACGTTGAATAGAAAGGAGTGGGGGTTGCCCACGTATCAGATTATACACTGTCTAATCTAGTCGTCAAGTACTTGTTTGTACAAATCAACCAAACCTAAGTGCAAATCAATGTTGCTCTGCAACATGGTGTACATCCGGCGCTCCACAGGACTACCCTGCAGATGCGTTACCGTGACGTGATTGACTTGCCCAGCCCTGTGGGCGCGGGAGTTAGCTTGCAGGTAAATCTCTGTGGATGATACAGGACCCCACCATACAACTTGGTCTGCTTTTGTTAGGGTAATCCCGTGTGCCGTGGCTTGTGGGCTAAGCAAAAGAATGCGCGGGTCGTCCTCTGTCTGGAACTTTTTAATGATCTCTGCACGCTGGCTAGGGGGCATGCCGCCTTGGATAGACTCGACGCTGTACCCATCCTTGGTCAGCACATCGCGCAGCATGTCCAGTGTGTGCCTATATGGTACGAAAATAAGTATCTTGTTGTCGGTACTCTCGATAACTTCTTTTAGCGCAGCGATTCGATTGCTGACATCAAACTCCACCACTTCCCCAGTATCCGTATAGACCGCGCCTTGTGATACCTGCAGAAGCTTGTTGAGCATGGCAGCTGCGTTGACTGCGGTGATCTCTTCTCCTGCTGCCACGGTCATCATCTGCTTGCGCAGTATCTCGTAGTATTTCATCTGTTGCGGAGTAAGCGGCACATCGCGTGATGAGTAGAGCAGGTCAGGCAAGTCAAGGCACTCGGCCTTAGTAAAGCGTATTGCTGGCTGCAAGATGTTGTACACCGTTTGCTGCGCGTCTTGTTTGGGAACCCACTTGTATTGGGTCAATTTAAGCATTACCTTGTCGCGAAAAGAACCAAAAAACTTAGGTACGGAATCGGGGTTCACTAGCTTAGCTAGACCGTAGGCATCTATGGGGGACTGTGACGCTGGCGTGCCAGTCATAAGCCACAACCGCGTATTGGGCTTGACCAACGCCGCAAGGTATTTCCAACGGTCTGTTGCCACGTTCTTTACCGCATTGGCTTCGTCCACGATGATGAGGTCAAACCCCCCATTTATAAGCTCTTCGCTAACAACTTTTACGCCATCGAAGTTGATGATGACGAACTCGTAGTCTTTGGCAATAACTGCTTGTCGTTGAGTGCGTGACCCTTGCGCGATAGCTACGGTGCGGTGCATGACCGTCTTGAACAAATCTGAACGCCATGCGGTCTCCATGATGGACACGGGGCACACCACCAGCACACGCTTGACTTTGCCTTGGGTCATGAGGTAGTCCGCAGCCCATGCGGCTGCGCCTGTTTTGCCGGTACCCGCCTCGTTAAACACATAGCAGCGAGGGTTGAGCGTGAGAAAGTCTGCGGTAGCTCGTTGGTGTTCAAACGGAGTAAATAGGCCCGGCCAGTTATAGCGCCTCAAGATAGGGCTAGGCACGTTCTTAATACCCATATTGCGTAGGAGTTGCACTTCGTCAAACTCCCAATTTACTAGCAGACGATCAACGCCGTCGTTGCTGGCAATGACTTTGCTTTTGGGAATGATGGCAGTTATTTGTGCAGCTTTGCGCGTGTTAAACAACAACGCTTTGTCGTCAATAATTTGCATAAGAAAAATAAAAATGATAGAAAAATAGCCGGGTAGCTAAACTACCCGGCAAAACCTAACAAGGAGAAACAACATTGCCAATCGCTTGGCAAACAAATCTTACCTTACTTTTTTGACTCGCGTTTGGATGTTTGAGATTTCAGAGCCCCTGTGCTGGTACGCGAGAAGCTGCGGTTGGTTGATGCAGGGACTGCACGAAGGTTGCCTGCCTTGAGCGGAGAGCCACCCTTGCTTAAGGGTTTTATATGGTCTACTTCTACATCGGTAGGCAGTTTGCCATGCTTCTTCTCGTACTCTCGACGAGCTCGGTTACGAGCCTCACGATTGCGTACTTGTTCGGGAGAGTCTTCATAAGACTCCGCTTGTTTATAACTTCTAGTCTTAGCCACGGTTGTACTCACATGTAGATACAGGGCAAAATTTACACAGCGCAGAACTGCGAGGGTTCCACACCCCTACTTCTACAGCTTTATCAATTGCATCAGCCCTGCCAGCCCATTTCGACAGGATTGTGGGAAGGTCTTCACGCTTGAACTCGGCTTTAATTACATTACCGATGACCACAAAAAGCAAGACTCCTTTGACAATATTTACCTCAGGATGATGCAACATAACCATTGCGGCCATAAGCTCAAGCTGCGCTGTGTCGGCGTATCGACTGGACTTGCCCGTCTTGTAGTCAGCAACTCGAGCTATGCCCTTGTCGTGGTTGATTGCAAGGTAGTCCGGTATTCCCCTGAACCATACATCTTTGTCAAAAAATGTACACGGCGTAAAGTCAGCTCGGATGGCCATGCGTTCTTCGCACCGTATGTCACCGGTGGCATTGGCAAGAGGCTCAACGAAGGGTTGGAATTGTTTGAAGGGTTCGGGTAATGGGGTTTTGTCACGGACATAATGTTCAAACGCGGCATGTACGGCAGTGCCGTATAACGTAGCCTCGGTATCTGTTGATTTGAACTTTTTGAGAATACGAACCTCATGGTACCTACGGGGGCACCCCTCAAAGTCTTTTACGGACGAATAGGAATGTGCAAGCGCCATGGCGTTCTCTGTTTGTTTGGACGTTACATTCTAACAGTCTCCGTAACTAGCTCCCATACCCGATTCACAGGCTAGAGGCAAGTCCTGTGCCCACAACGGACGCCATCGCATATTATCTTCCACAAATTTACGGGCTTCATCTGCCTCCTCTACCTTGGCCACAATCGCAATGGCATCGTGCACAGTCAGCACCACCTTGTAACGCTTGGCAATACGCAGCATCTGCTCGGCAATAATGCATCGCGCAACCGCTTGGCAGAAGTTCTCCACAACCTTCCCGCCGTACACCTTGACGCTCGTGCCTTTGGATTGATACACCCACTCTTTGTTGCCGGTATCGGTGTGCAGCTGTATCAGGTCTGGATACTGGATGTGCAGCCCATTGGGTAAGCTCAGGCCCTTGCCGGGTATAACGTGCACCACACCTGCCGCGTCTACCTGCATACCGTTACCCGTTGACAGCGCACGTAGCGATGCGTCTGCATTGCGCCACAGCTCAGGGATGCGGGGGTATGCCGCCCTGTATGCGTCGATTATGCGTTTTGCCTCAGCTTCGGTAACGTCTACTCCTGCAATAGTCTTAAGGAACAGTTTGAGCTTGACATGCCCAACACCGTAACCTGCGCCCAAAATCACGACCTTACCCACCTGCCGCTCGATGCCTGTGATCTGCTCTATTGGTTTGTTGTATATACGTGTAGCCATGAGCTTGTACACGTCCTGCTTGCTCTCAAACGCATCTAGCAAGTCCTGCTGGCCAGCCAACCACGCAAGGGTACGCGCTTCGATTTGTGAAGAGTCACAGTCAATCACTACATAGCCGGGGGGCGCTACGATCGTCTTCTTAATCTTGCCCGCATTGGGGTTCTTTGGATTAGAAGTTAAGTTCTGCAGGTTTACAGAGTCCTGACCAGACCAGCGCCCAGAGTGAGCACCATAATAACGAAGAGGCACAGGGAATACCCCACGAGCGGACATCTCAATGAAGCGTTGTGTACGCGTCTCTTCCAACGTAGACTTGTTACCCAAGCGTGCCGCCACAAGTACTTGTACACGTTCGTCATCATGTTCTCCTAGTTCCTTAAATGCCTCGTCGGTCTTTGCAAAAGCGTAAGCGAGCTTGCCCGTAGCAGGGCTCACCTTGGTGGGCGGTTCCACATCAAACTTGCGTAGCAGCGTAGCAAACTTATCATTGGACATCAACAGCTTTTTGATACCCGCCATGCCCTCACTAAAGATAGCATGGACAAAGTCCGGGTCCGCATCTGCCAGCATCGTATCACGCACCGACTCCATAAGGGCTTGCTTGCGGTCTTGGACCTCGGTCAAATGAATACGCAGCTTGGGCTCGTCCAACATTAACACGGGGTCAATAAACATGCGCAGCGTCAAGTCCAGCAGCCTTAGCTCGATCTTAGGAAAGCCCATAGCTATGTACTTATCAAACAACAGCTTGGTTAAATCCGTATCGTTGCAGCAGTATTGCCCATAGCGTGATAGTTCGTCTGGGCTGAAGTCTTTGTATCGCTTACCCAACGCTCGTACTACCTCGTCCCCTTTAACGCCCACGCCCATACGCTCGGCTTGCGACTTAAGGCTGTGCGACCGCTCATGCGGAAACAACGCGCGGGACATACCCATGATGTCAATCCACAGCAGCGGGTCAACGCCGTAGTGCCACTTCAGGATAGCCCCATCGAAGGCAGTGTTTTGGCAGATGACCAGCTTGTCACCCCAGTAATTCTTACGTAAGACTTGCTCTACCTTGGGCCCCGGCACCCACGCGGTTGGATTATCGTTGAGCTTGAGCGAGATACCGATGGTCTCGTACTGCGGGGAGCGGATGTACTCCTCGGTGGTCACCTTGGTCAACGAATAGGTTGAGCTGTAATAGGTCTCAAGGTCGCAAGTTACTAGGCTAGTTGTCACGTTCAATCCGTTCTAAATCAAAAGCGCGGTTATAAATATCCGCTGCGGTTCGTGTGTCTGTGTCATAGTTGTTTCCCCAGTTAAGTTGTTTCTTTTTTGCGTAGGCTTTCCGTTTGCGCAGTACGTCTTTTAGTTGGCGTTCCTCCTGCGTCGTCATCGGCTTTTGGCGTTCGGACAAAAAGTCTCCAATTGGATTTTGTGGTTCGGAGGTCATTCAAAAGCTCCAAGTTAGTTTCGTTAATTACTAAAGCAAGCCCACCTGCGTCCTCAATACGTTTGAGGTTGTGGAGCTGTAACTCCGTGGGCTTGTTGCTCCCCGCCTTGGCTTCGATGCCAATGAACCGCCCGTCAAGGCAAGCGAGGATGTCGGGGGTGCCGTTGTTAGCGTGCAGTCCCCCTATATAGTTCACAGCATACGCACCCTGTGCCTTAAGCGCAGCGTGTATCTTAGCCTTGACCTTGGCCTCAGGTGTCACTTACTGTTCTCCCACATCGCTTTGCGTAGTTGGATCATTG